TCTCCGGCCTTGTTGTGGCGCACCGTCTCGCCGTGCTGGGCTTGCTTCAAGCCGAACTCTCGGGCCTTCCATTCCTGCTCGCGCTGTTGCTGCAGGGTGAAACCGCCAGCAATGGCGCCTTGCTTCCACTGCCCCAGGCTCTGTGGGTTAGCCTGGAGCTGCTGCTTTGCCATAGCTACGCGATCAGGCGGAAGCTCGCCACTCGCCTGGGCTGCATCAAGCCATGCAATTGCGCCGGGGACATCCTGCACGCCCACCAGCTCTTGCAAGTGCTGTTGTCGGCGGGCCTGCTCAGTCTCAAACTGAGTTTTTGCCGCCGAAGCCTCAGACGATTTCGCCGAAGCCTCATGCGCCCTTGTCTTGGCCTTAAGGTCCGAAGCTTCTAGTTGAGACTTGATCACGCCGCCAGCAGCCTTTGGCGCCACCTTGTACAGCCCCGCCTGACCTTCTGGCGTGTTGAGATCAGCGCCGCCGCTCAGGTAGTTGCGCAAGGCCTCATCGTCAGCCTGTGCCTGGTTTGCCTGCTGCAACTGCAGCGCGTTCATCTGCCGTTGCGTGCCGCGCTGCTCGCGTTGATACGCCTGGTCCTCGAACTGGTTGGCGTAGTCAAACGCAGACTTGCGGGGCTGGCTCAGTGCGTTGTAAATGCTCGCGTCGATTGCCATGGTCAGCTCTTCGGTTTGTTGTATGAGGCATACCACCCGGCAAGCTGGTTACCAGAGTCAGCCCATGCGTTGCCCTGAGCAATACCAGAGGCAGCAAGCGCGTTGCCTAGCTGTGTCTGCGTGTTGCTGACGTTGTTCGCCATGTTGGCGCCGGCCTGCCCGATCTGACTCGTACCAACCTGCCCAGCACCAGACAAAGTTCCGAGCCGATTGAACGTGTTGTTGTCCTGAGTCTGCAGCCGGTTGAATGCGTTGTCGTATTTCGTGGTGGCGTAGTCGGTCCCGTACCGAGACGCCGCCTGCAGCGCCGCGCCGCTGTTGCGCATCCCCCGCGCAGCAAGCTGTGAATTCAGCGCATCCTGCCCTTGAGTGAGGCCAAACTGATAGCCTGGCTCGCTCATCACATCCTTGCTTGTCAGCGACTTTCCGAGCGATCCATACCCGCTCGCGCCAGTGTTTCCGCCGATCCCAAGCAGCTCACGCATGCGAGACAAAGAAGCGTTGCGCGCATCCAGCGCGGGCATGTTGTCGGCCCGGGTCTGGTCATACATCGCCTTTTGCGTGTCATTCGACGCCGCGGCCGCATCGGCTTGTTTGTTGCCGGCACTGCGCGCGCTATCTGCCGCGATTGCCCCACCAACAACCGTAGCGGCCCCAACCGCAACCATTCCCCAGGTCATTTGATAGCCTCCTTCGGCTCGAATCCAAGTGCCTCATATGAGGGCGAAATAACGTAGTCTTCGAGCGCCTTCAGGTCTTGCGTGTTGGCATGGTTCGGGTGAATCGTCAGCCAAACCGTGTCTTCGATTGCGTGCACTGCGCGCTTCACACCAGGCTCAGAAACAAAGATGTCTCCGGCCTTGACTTCACGGCCGCCAAACTCTGTAGATACCTTTGCGCGCCCTTTCACGATCACGTTCAGGTGCGCGTGCCGATGGATCTTCCCGACGATGGTCCCGCCTGCTGGTATCAGCATTTCCCGGCCGTAGACATCTGGGGCGAAGTGGTGTGTGAGCGGGAAGTCTGTAAGCCCGTCATCGCCGCCATTCATCTCAAACATGGACCGCTCCAAATCGCCGATGGCGGCCCTGAATGCAGGAATGCTCGCGCCGGCCGCAGGTCGCAGCCACTTGTATGTACAGGGGTACATGCTTAGGGTTTCGTGGTTCCGAGGTCAGCCCAAGTGACCACCCCTAGATTGCTGATAGCCGCCCGCCAGTAGTGCCCGTCCGGGCTCTTCATTACCGGGCCTTTTGCCGTGCTGTCTGTGATCACGTCATCTGTCGTGTCAACGCCTTTGGTCGTGCGGCTTGATGCGTTCAGGCCGGCGTAACCGCTGGCCGTGTCCTTGTCTGCGAGCACCTCATACAGAGCATCGCTTTCCGCCTGCGTCATGTACTGCGGGTGAGGATCTGCAGCAGCTTCGTGCGCCGCAAGATCCGCCGCCACCGCAGCAGCGTCTCCAATGGCCGTGGTGGCGTCAGCCTGGGCGGCCGCAGCGTCCGCGAGCGCCTGAGTTGCGTCGGCCTGAGCCGCAGCCGCATCAGCCACTGCGCCGTCTGCCGTCCCCTGCGCCGCTGCCGCTTCGCTGATCGCAGTGGCCGCAGCACCAGCCGCAGCGATGGCAACCGTGTTCGCGGTGTTGGCCGTGGACTGCGCAGCATCGGCCGCGGCCTGTGCAGCATCCGCAAAGCCTTGGAGCTCGCTGTTCGACGGCGCCAGAACCCCGCCCATGCGCTTCAGCCACTGCGAAAACGAGCGCACACCGTCAGGTGTGAACCTGCCTGTACGAACGTCGAAATAGACCACGTTGGAGTTGATGGGGGGGATGGCGGTAGGCATCAGGTTTCATCCACCACGATAGCAACAGGCTCACAGCGCACGTCGTCTGTGACTCTGAAATGCCAAACCCGGTCACGATCCGCCCCGAGCATGGTTGCCCGCGCCCGCGCCTGGTAGCGGCCAATCTCGCCCAGCGTCAGATAGCGCCAGTTGCTCCATGTGCGCCCGCCATCGCTACTGTAGCGCAGCATGAGCCGGCCAGCCGTACCGTCCACCAGACCTTCGCCAACATTGGCATCAAGCTGGATCGACCCGTACCGGCGCCGCTGCAGGCTGGGCAATGCACTGTGGGGGCTCACAAAATCGCGCACCAGCGGCCCCGATCCGATTGGGTTCCACAGCGGATCAAGCGCGTACAGGTTGCCTTCCGTGTCGCCGACCACATGTTGCCCGTACACGTAGGCATGGCACACCGCAGGCCACGGCACAAACTCGCCGCCATCGAATGCTGCACGCTCATGCCATAGGCCGGCGCTCAGTTCGTAGACCCACGTTGTTTCGAGCCCTGGGACCTGCAGCACGTAGAACGTGAGGCCCTCTTGGTGGTACGTGAAAGCCGATGCTTGCGACAGGTCAGACAACGCCCCAATCTGTTCTTCCAGCGCGTGCGAGCTGATCCGCTGCGGCTGATAGCCAGCCATCGCAAACACCACCGCCGCGCCACGCTCATCACGGCCAAGCCAGAACACAGAACCGCCAGCTTTGGCAACGCTGTGCCGTGCGCTGCACCCTACCTCGATGTTCGCCGAGTCGTTGCGCGACAGCGGAAAGTCAGCGCCGCCGCTATCGATCCACAGCTCAATGTTGTTGGTCTTGAAAAGGTACAACTCGCGTCGGTTGACGATGTGCCCAACGATGTCCCCGTTTGAGCCTTCTGCGCTTGCGAACTTCAGCGGGTCAATCGTGGCGAAGTCCTGATTGTTCGTGACCCCGAACTGGTTTGATCCAGTAAAACTCAACGTGCCGTAGCCGTCCAGGAAGTCCAGCCCATTGGCCGCCCGCCAGTTGCTCGTGATCGTGGAGAACAGCGTCGTGTCCAGATCGTAGTTGTACCCCAGCGCATCATCGATCAGCGCTAGCTGCGTGTTGTTGCTGGCCATATTCACCAGCCCGCTGACTGATCCAAGCGAGCCGCGATCAGTTCCGGCCCACGCACTGGTGATGCTTTTCAGCTTGCCGCCAAACACGCCATATAGCACATCCCGCGCCACAAACAAGCCCCGGCATTCGGCGCCGAAGTTGCCCAGCAGACGAAGCCCAGGCACTTGCTTCAGGTAGCCAACAGCGCCGCCCTTCCCGGTCCCGCTCTCAATCTGCACGCTCATCCAGTTGACGAGCCGGCGCACCTCTGCTTTGCCATTTCGCAGCGGGTAGCTAGGGCCGATCAGCGGGAGAGATGGCATCGTGTGGGCGTTTTCAAAGCATCAGCGTTCGGGGATCGAAATCAGGCAGCTGGCATCGGCGTCACTGGCGCGTCGTCAACCTCCACGCGCGGGCGCTCCGACAACTGACCGAGTGTCTGCAGCTGCTCGGCACAGGCTGCCTCGCAGTAGGAGCACCACCGCGGACTGCGGCAGTTGAGGGCGTCATTGCCGTCACGGAAGCCAAGCTGCTCTCTGGGCCAGAGCAGCCACAGGGCATGGCACTTCGGGCACGTCAGTGGCGTCACAGGGCGCGGTGCGGGTTGGGTCATGGTGTTTCTTTCATAGCGGGTCAGGAACTCACCGGCAGGGGATTGGAGTTAGGACGGCAAGCCCAGCTCAGTTTTGACCAGCTCGAACAGTGCCTCCTGTCCGGCGGGGTTTTGGTGGATCCCGTCATAGTTATATGTCGGGTTGATTTTCATCGAGTCCACAGGATCCTCAATCACGCCCGCAAAATCCCACACATCGCACAGCGCCCCAACCTGCGCCGCGAGCCGTGCGTTAAACGATTTCCGGTATCCGTCTTGTGTGGCATTGAGCGCGTTGAGCGGCATAGCGTTGCTCACGTATGGCGTAATCCCGCGAGCCAGCAGCCAATGCACGGCCTCTAGAGTTTGCCCATACTGCGTATCCCACTGCGCCTGAGTTGAGGTGCCGGAATTTGGCGAAAACGCCGACAGGTACACGGCGCTAGGACGACTCGGCATTGCAGACACCACGCGACGCATTGTTTCGATGTAGTTTGCGTGCAGCATGCCACCGACGCCGTAATTCGCAACACCACCCGCACCGGCTGAGCGCATCGCGTAGTCCAGCATATTCGGCCAGCCGCACTGTGCCCCGTCCGCCGCGCCCGAATAGCCAGCTAGTAGCGAGTCGCCGAACGCCGGCAGCGAAAACTGATCATCTGCACCGGTGAACACTTCGACGTGGCCGATCAACCCGAGCGCCGACGTGTTACTAAGGGAGACGGCTGAAATTGATGTGACCACGTCAGTCGTTGATTGCTGCCAGCCGAATTTGTACCCACGATTTGCGAGATACGGAGCACTGCCGTTTGTGCGCGTGATATTCCCGCCTGACAGGTTTAGCACGCCAGTCGAGTGGGCGCGGAACTGAATCAAAAACGGCTCAGAAGGGAAATCAGTGCGGGCGACAGAGGCCAGCGGTATAACGTCCGTGAATAGTACGCCGGGTATGCGATTGTTGGCAGCAACCCCACCGGGCGCTTGATACATGCCGGGGACCTGAAACGTTGTACTACCGCCTACTGTGACCGGCAAAAATGTCGCTCCGGACCCGCTGTGAAGGTCTGTCGGTACTGACGCAATTTTCGCCAGCGTCACATCAACCGGCGACGCGCCGTAATTTACAAGAGCGAGTCGCAGCGCATAAAACGGATGTACGTCCAGCGGTTTTTGCTCGGTCGAGGAATAACCTGCCGTCAGCGACGTTGATGATGCGCCGCAGTGCTGCCGCACGATGTAGCCGCCTGTTTTTCGAGGGCCGGCACTCCCCCCACCCCCTGACACCGGGGCTCCGGTTGGGTCTTTCTGGATGCCGGTCGCCGGGTCAACGATGGTAGGTCCACTTCCGCCCGAATACTGAGGATCAGCATCCGAGTATTCAACCGTGCATGAGCCAACCTGCATCGCAATCGTGATCGACTGCCCAGCATCAAACGGGCCGAACGTGCGCGTGCCGGGGATCGGCCCAAGGCTGGCGACAACAGCGCCAGTGACAGACCCAACAGCACCGCCGTTCACGGTCACGATGTAGCCCTGCCCACGCACGGGGGCTGTGAATGTTTGGCTCGCGCCTGCTGCAATGGTGGTCATATCGTCACTGTCTTTGGTTGGTGAGCACGTTCAGTCGCCCATTGCCCCGAGGGCCGGCGTCCAGCACGGGAACTATGGTGTTGTTCTTTCGGATCACGGCGCGGGCCTTGGCCGCTTCAGCCGCCGCGCCAGGGTCAACAGGCAAGTTGTAGGCACGCGGCAGTCGCTCGCATAGCGCGTAGAAAAGCGCGTCCTTGTAGCCATCCGGCAGGCTGTAATCAGTGTCCAGATCAGCAAACTCGGACAGCTTCACAAGCGCTTGAAAGTGGTACTCAAGCGGTGCCGATGGCACCGGCCAAACGAGCACGGTTCCCGGGATTTGCCGGTCGTAGTAAGCGCCTTGGGGGAACTCGCCAGCCTGCGCCTTCAGCACAACAGCGGCATGGTCTTCGCGCGACCAGATCGGCAGCGGGAACGACATGCCAGACTTCACGTAATAGCTGCCAGGCTCAAACCGCAATGGGTGGGATGTGTCAACAGTGAGCCCCGGCCCAACAGATGCCGAGGCCCCGGAGAACGTCGCCACAACATCACGCACGGAATACACATGCAGACGCTGGGCATTCCATCTGTCAATGATCCTGTTGAGCGTGCGCATGCCGTGCTGCGCCTGCTCTGCCGTCATCGTCTCCATTGGGTCGAGAACGCCGATATCCCCTAGGGCGTCATCGATCAGTTCCCGCGCTGTAGTCATATCAGGCCGGGATCAGTGCCAACAGCTTTGCAAGGCCAAGACGCTTGTCATAAGCGATGCCCAAGCCATCCAGTTGAGCGCGCACCGATTGGACCGTATGCACGCCGTCAGATTCGCTCGAATCCGCTTCGATGGGCTCTTGAAAGCCGGGCTCGTAGCCTTCGGCAGTCAGCGCCTTGTGCTCAGCCTCATCACAGGCCAGAGCGAAACCGACTTGTTCGCCCGGCTTGGTCATGTTCAATGGGTACATGGGTTCTCCATGAAAAAAGGCCCCGAAGGGCCTGCATCTAAATAGTGCATCCAACGTGATGCCTGCGTTTCGCTTCTAGGTAGGCACTGTGCGCCTCTTCAGGGGTCTTGAAGCTTCCGATATGCCGAAGCTTGCCATCAACCCTGATTCGCGCTTGGAACTTGTGGAAATGCTTCGTGACGCCCAGCCATCCAGACTCGCTTTGCGCCGTAGGCTTGTGCAGATTCTGAGCGTTCACGCTGCGCGTCGCCTCTCGCAGGTTTGAAATCCGGTTGTTCATCCTGTCGCCGTCAATATGGTCAATGTCCATTGATGGCATGCAGCCATGAACATATAGCCACGCGAGCCGGTGGGCTGGATGCTTCATCCCGGCAAAACGGATCCTCAGGTATCCATCATTCATACCACCAGCCGGTGCGCCTGCTTTCCGTCTCGGCACCGATCTCCTGTACGTGAACACGCCAGTATCAGGGTTGTAATCAAGAAGATCGCGCAACTCTTGAGCGCATAGAATCTGTGCAGCCATTTGGCCTCCGAAACAGGTTAGATGGTTAGAGGCCCACTTGTGTTCGTAGCACTTGTGGGCCTCGTCATTTTAACTCAGATCATGGCAAAGCGTATCACTGCGATACCCGGCAGGCCCACTCAGGGCGCAGCACACCAAACCCAGCCAACATGTCAAAGCGGCAGATGCGCTTGTTGTTCGTGATGTCGAAGCCACGAACGAAGCGCAGCGACACGCCTTCATAATCGCTCGAAGATGCCATGTCCATGCCGCCCGGAACGTCCATTTCCATGGTCACAACCGACAGAGCATCACGATGGAACATGATGTTCTGCGCGTAGGCGGTGTTGGCCGTGCCGGTGAGGACCGTGATGGCGGCGTTGTCGGCGGGACGGGCGCTGACGTTCTGGTAGGCGCCGCCAGCGATGATTGCCGGGTAGATGCGAACCGTGGCGTTGCCTGAGCCATCCGAGGACACGTCAGAGGCCACCACAAACCGTTGCAGGTCCGCAAGCACCTGCTTGGTGATCGGCTGAACCGCGAACACGCCAGCGATGGTGAACACGTCGCCAGCCTTCAGGCGGTTGGCAGCAGCAGCCGTCCAACCATCGGTCACCAGATCGGTGTAGTCAGCGCGGGGGTTGTCGGTCGCGCCGCTGTTGATGATGCCTTGGTTGGCGCCATTCACCAGCGGGGTGCCACCAAGGCCGCCGACCGTGTGGGTCGGGAGGTTTTGGCTCATGTGCGGCTCAAAGCCCAGCGACTTCTGCAGCATGCCGGACTCGTACTGCTTGCCCAACACAGATTGGCTGTTGAAGAAGCCGGACAGGCCGCCAATCAACGTGCGGTTGGCCTTCGGGGTCAGCGAGAAGTGGCGAACGTCACCGCGCGGGCAGGCGTTGTTGTCCAGCACTTCGGACGCTTGCAGGCCGATGTCAGCGGTGGCCGGCGAGGTGCCAGGGGTGCCCACGAAGTTGTAGACCTTCTGGTACAGACGCTGGGCGCAGCGCAGATCGAATTCAGCAGCCAGGCGCGAGCCAAACGGGGCAAGGTAGCGTTCCTCAAACTTGTCCACAGTGAGGGTCAAGTCGAAGTCCGTGAACTGCCAGTCGATGCCGAATTCGGGCTCGACGGTGATCGGCACTTGGGGTTCGTTGACATCCTGAATGCTCGCAGTGGCGCCGGAACGAATCGTTCCCTGCACCGGCTTGCGGACGTTGATGGTCGTGCCGACCTTGGCGCCGCCAGCGCGAAACTGGTCGGTGTAGTCCTTGTTCACGTACGGCGCGAAGGCCGAGGTGTTCATCAGGTGGGCGAGCGTGGTTTTCGTGATCCAGCTCGGGGTAATGAGTGCGTTTGCCATTTCGATTCCTTATCGGCCGCTCAGTTGTTTGAGCTTCCAGGCCATGAAGTCAGGGGAATCCGCGCTAGGCACACCAGACTTGCCGCTGGCCTTGATTGGCTCAAGCGGTTTGGGTGCTTTGCTCGGTTGCGGTTCTTTCTTGGCAATCGATGCCTCGATGGAGGCGATGCGCTTGCCGAGTCGCGTTGCAGACAGGCCCTCAAGGCCAGCAGCAACATCGGGGTTGTCTTTGAGGTGCTTCAGCAACGCCACGGCGTTCTCTGAGTCGGCAATAGCCTCTCCCAAGGGCGTCCACTTGCCGCGCTCATCAGCCAGCGGGCCAGCCTCTTCAATCACGGCCTGGAGCGTTTCGGCAAAGCCGTCTGCACCCAGTTCCTTGACCAAAGCGGCCTTGATTTCGTGGCTGCGTTCCGCAATGCGCTCTTGTTCCAAAAGCTCACGCGCCGCCGCCCGAACATCAATCGGCTCGTCTCGCTTCGCCGGTTGTTCGTCGCCTTGCTGTTCGGCGTACCGTTGCAGTTGCGCTTCGAGATTCCGCGCCCGCTCGGTAGCCTGTGCGGCCTCTGCGTGCTTGCGGTTAATCCGGCGCTCGAACGTCTTACGCTCCTTCTCAAGCCGCTCTTCAAGCGCCTTGATAGGATCGTCTTTCTGTTCCTGCTCTGGCGTATTGCCGTCTTCCGGTGCAGCGACTTCCGGGGTTTGCTGCTGATCAGACGTGGCTGTATCTGCCGCTACGTCAGGCGCGGCATTGGTTTCAGTGGTCATCATTGGATGAGTCAAGGCCAAACACCCGGCCTAGTGGGGCTGCTGATCACTCAGCGGGTTGAGCGGGCAAAGAAAAACCGCCCGTAGGCGGTTGGTCTGGTTGCTCTTGAGGCTCTGGATGTTCTCCAGGCTCCTCATGGATTCCGGGTGGCGCACCCATCGGGCCGCCGTAGGGCTCTTCGTCTTCGAGGCCCGCCATTTCTTGCGTGCTGTTCTCCAGCTCTTCGCCGCCTTGCAACGGCTCACGCTGCAATGACTGCATGACAAGCTGGGCAGCAAGCTGGGCAACTTGTTCAGGCGGGATGGCCGCAGCCATCACCTTCATTCGCTCGGTCTGCGCCTTGTACTCGTCAATCTCAAGCGCCGCCGACTTCGCCAGTCCGTCAAGCGTGGTCTTCTTGTCTTCGCTCTGCAGCTCTTGGATCTTCTGGCCGGCCATCTGCAGCATTTGGTGCATCTGCTCGGCTTGCTGCTCAAGCTGTTGCAGTTGCTGCTTAAGCTTGTTGGCGTCCTCCGCCTGCGATTCATCGCCCAAGGCCTGCTGAACCGGAGCTGGCGCCATCGACAACAGAGCCTTGCTCAGTTTGTCAGCCATCGGCCAATCTTGCATGCTCGCCCAAACGGGGCCAACCACAGCGGCCATCTGCGGATTGCCCTGCATCATCTGGTTCAGGCCCTCACTGGCCTCCTGGCGCAGTGTGGTGTAGCTCGGGCCAGCCTTTACCCGCACGTCATATGTGCCGGTGCTGGGGTTGATGCTGGTTTCTTCGCCGTCAACGGAGTAGGCATCGCCCTTCGGGTCGATACGCACGGCCTTCGTGCTGCCGTCCTGACCCAAGATGCGGGCCTCTCGCGGCTCGTCGTACAAGCGCGTGATCATGTCCAGCACGATCCGGCCGGTGCGCTCAATCGAGCGGCTCAAGTTGTCGATGTAGTGGAAATTGGCCGTGTCGCCTTCGCGCTGGCGGGCGAGGATGGCTTTGCCGCTCTTGGCGTTTGACTGCTGACCAAGGCTCTCGCGGTACATACCGACAGACGCCTGGATGTCCATGTCGGCGAACTGCGCGCCTTGCGCAAAAGCCGCAGGGATCGTTGGCGGAGAAGATCGATCCGGCTTCGGAAGCTGTCGGCCTTCTTCATCGTAGGCATTCCACGGCAGATATGCTTGATTGGCGCGGTTCGCACGGCTCCATTCGGCCTCGTGTCCCTCAACAGCCTCTGCAGCCGCCAGGAACGGCGCCTTCGGCTGTAGCGCCACCGTCTCAACCCAGGCACTGCGCTCGTAGTTGTATGCCCGCTGCGCCTCCATCATGCGGCGCACCATGCCGCACAGGTAACGCTTGCCCTCGATCCATAGTTCATAGCCAATCACCGGCACCAGCGGGATGTGGCAGCTCGGGAACTCGGTCTCCTCAAGAACCTCAACGCCGCTCATCGTGCGCCACATCACTTTGTCGTATTTGACTTTGACGCGGGCCGACGACACATCGCCATCAAGCATCGGCTGCGTGCCGATCTCTTTTGCTACCTGCCAGTAATCATCCTCAGTGACAAGGCGCTTCGTTCCATTAGGCAGCACGACCTTGAGCTTCTCTTCGCTCTTAGACACCTTTTCGAAGTACTCGCACAGCCGCAGAGTTTCACCGGCAGCCCAGCCCTGAGCGATATCTTTCGTGCTCCACGTGTCTGCCGCAGCCTTCGGGTACTTGCGCTTGAATGCGGCCTTTGTCAGTTGCGTGGTGACAAAACCGTATTGAATGTCCGCGCCATCAGGCTCGGCCCAATCAGGATCACACAACACCGCCAGCGGGTCATGAACACGCTTGATCCGAATCTCTTGGTAGTTCAGACTCTCGTTGACCACCTCAGGCACAACTCGCCACCACCCAAGACCAACGCGCGCCGAATGCTCTACGCCGGTGTCATAGGCAATTTGGGCTCGGCTTTGATACTCAATGTGCCTAGCGATCCCATCCAGCGCCTCAGCCACCTCAACCCGAGCACCACCAGACACCGGCATAAACGACATGGCCGGCTTGTTCTGCCGTGAGTCGTTGACGGTCTGAGCGACATACTGATTCGTGTGATCCAGCGTCAGGCAGGGCCGTGCACCATCCGGGCCGTTCTCACGGATCGAGCGCGCACGGTCGTCCCATTGCTGCGGGTCGCTCGGGTTTGAAAACCGCAAATCCTCAATCATGCGGTTGCGCTGGTCGCGGAATGCCTCTTGGGCATCCGTGAAGCGCTCTTTTGCCGCCGTGAGGGTGTCTTGTGTCATGCCGCCATCCATGAGCCGCCAGCGTCGTGCTGGGGCTTTGGTTTCGCCTTCGTTGCGTTGTTCTTCAGTTGGTCCGCACACAGCGCCAGATACCGGAATCCGTCTGCGCCGTGGCTGAATTCATCGTGTAGCGGACTGCCGCCCACGCCGGTCTTCTGCCCGATGTTGCGCCGGTAGCGCTTGAGGCACTCGACCAGCCGCGCAGTCTTTCCCTTGTCAAACCAGACGCGCTCAAACACCTCGCGGGCCGCCTTTATGCCGCCCTCAATATCCATGTTCGGAGTGCGAGACACGGACCAGCCCATAGCCTTCATGATCTCTTCTGCGCTCTTGCCAGTCTTATAGTCCTTGCTGAACCCATCGTGGGGTAACCAAACGCTCCCCCAGTTGTAGGCCTTGCGTGCGGCCTTGCGCGACTCATCCTCATCGGTGGCCAGCTTGTCGCCGCGCATGATCTCGCTGTAATCGCTCAGCTTCTTGTGGCTGTCTTCAATGTAGTCAACGATGCGCAGCTCAGAGGCCGAACGCTGCACCATGATCACAGTCATGGAGTCGTTCCACCCGAGGTCGAAGATTGCATGCGTCCTCAGCAGCTTGTCCGCCTTGACGCTGGTGATGCGGCCCTCTTCCTCCGCCTTGGCAACTTCATCAAAGTAAATCGCGCCATCAACAGCCGGCATGCACTTGCCTTCCCAAATGTGCGCGTACTTCTCGCGCTTCATGGTCTTCTGCGCGTGCAGCCGCTCCGCTTCCAACACCGCTGGGAACCAAGGGTTATCGGTGTAGTTCATCTCGCAGACCCATGCACCAGGCGCCGGGCTTGCGATGAACCGCTGATACGTCTCGTCGCTCTCTAGCTGTGGGTTGAGAGTGATCCAAATCTCTGAGCCTGGCTTGCGGATCGTAGGAATCAACACATCCCAGCTCTTGCCGCTGACCACCTGGGCCTCTTCGACCCAAACGATGTCGCAGCCTTCGAACGACTTGATGCTTTCGACTGTGTGCTGCTGTAATCCGCCGAACAGGAAGACGGAGCCTGTCGCCTTGCAGCGGATTTCGGTTTCCAGCACCTCGAAGTCTTGCCCGAACCCGAGCGCCTGAATCTGGTCGCTCAGCAGCGCATGGACCGAATCCTTGATGCTCTTCTGAACCTCTCGCGTGCAGAGAATGCGCTTTCTCTGCTGCCTGGCCAGGATGATCAGAGCACGCGCAACCCCCCAGCTTTTCCCGCTACCGCGCCCTCCGTGCAGAACTTTGTAGCGGTTGGCACTGAATAGCGGCTTAAGCTTTGCCGGGAACTGGGCTCGCATCAACGAATTCAATGGTCAGCGCCTGCTGAACCGGCCCACCGTTCGCGCCGGTCAGCTCAACCTTGCTGTTGTCGCGCCAGTCTTCCGGAAATCTGGCCGCCATGCTCTTGGTGTAGACGCCAGCGTTGAACCCAGGCGCGAGCATCCCGTTTTGCCCTGCGTCCTCCCACCAGCGCTGCGCTTTTGCCTTCGCTCGCGTAATGGCGTCGGAAAATTCAGGGTTAACCGCTATCCATTGATAGATCGTGTCTCGACTCACATCCAACTCAGCCGCCATCCATGTTACCGACTTACCTTGCTTGCCCCACTCAATGACGCGCTCGCAGTATTCGGGGTCGTAGGTCGTTGGCCTTGCCATGATGGTTGCGCCTCTCGGCAGTCATGCGGAACACGCCGCAAGTCGGAAAAGCAAAAAAGCCCCACCGATTGCTCGTGGGGCCACAAATGTTTCGCGCAGGAGTTATGCGCGCAGGCAGGACATTAGCACAATGTGCCGCAGTTATGCAAGTCCCTCTCTCTCCATCCCCATCCAAAGCATCTCCCGCGCCTCCCTGACGATCCGCTCTGCGTCGGCCTGGTCAACCCGGGCGGATCTCCACACCCGGGCAGTTGCGATGCAGCGGGCCTCCATGTGCAGAGCGGCATTGTGCGGCTGTGTGATCCTGCTGATGACGCTATCGACAGCCTGAGACTCCGCACTGTCTGCTGCGTGGTCTAGCGCCCCGTTTGAGTCGTCGTGCTGCCTACTTGCGCGGTACATGCTGCAGCCCGCGGCGGTGCCAGGATAGCCGCGGGCGCCCCTGACGGATGAGCACCACTGGTGCCATGAGCCTAGCCAGTGGTCGATTTGTTCGCTGATCAGCGATTGCATGCCGTCATTTGTCATTAATTCGCCTCGCGTATTCAGCAAATAACTCTTGGGCGATGGCCTGAACCCTGTAGGCTTCCTGCTCGCGGCCGGGGCGGTCCTCGCCGATGTCGTCGCACCACTGCTGCCACACGTGCACCGCCTCGTGAACCAGCAGCCCGGCGATCTCGACGCCGTTGCGCTCGGCTTGGCCGCCCAGGCACACGATGCAGACCAGTCCGTGCGGTCCTTCAAACGTGTGCATCGTGGCGCTGGCGCCAGGGCTGAGGAACGGTGGTGGTACCAACTTCAGGTGTCGCACCGCCACGTCGAACTCGTCTTGCGTCAGGCACAGCGCGAGGTACGGGCCTGCAGCGCCGATGCGGCGGTCTAGCCACCTAGCCCTAAATTTCTGCATTCAGTCCCCTCTCTAGCTGGTTTGCCTTGGCCCGGTATCGGTCGCGGATCTCGCGCACCTCGTCCTTGTCCCACTTGTGCGGGGTGTTGTTGGCCTCTAGGGCTTCGACTCGCTCAATCCCGATCCTGGCGGTGAGGCCAATGCGGTAGGCCTGGACATCGCCAGACAGGTACTGATTGGCGTACTTGCTTTGCGCGTGGCAGTTGTCTTCGTTGAAACGCAGATGGCTTGCGCTACCCACAGATCTGTAGTGCCCTGCATCACACCCCCCACCAACAGCGCCACCGCCCAACTCATGACCACTAGAAATGCAAGGCAACCCGCGATCACGCAGGCGAACAAAACGATTGAATTCACGTTGAGCCTCTTTGAGTAGTTGCGGGAGCGTCTTCATGGCCTCCCGCTTCGCCCGTGTCTTCCTTCGGTCTTCCTGCTCCTTCCTGGCGCTTTCTTTCTCCCGCCTGCGTTGGGCCATGGCCACAGCGCAGGAAACGCCGCACGCTGATTGCATGGAACGCATCGGCACGAACTTCTGGCCGCAGCCGCCTTTGGTTTTTGGGCATGTCTTGGCCTTTGGCTGGGTGCGGGTCAGGACGGAGCTCATGCGGCTACACCCTGGCAAACCTCATCAGGCACGTCACGGCCCAGGCTCGTGCGGCTCCAACTCACCCCGCGCGTGTCGCCAAAGGCGTGGATCAGGTCGATTTGCTCGGTCATTTCGGCGCGAGTGTACTTGCTGGTGGACTGGCCCAGGATCACAAAGCCGCCGTCGATTCCTTGCGCGGCTCGCTGGTGCTGCTTCAAAGCGCCAGAAAAGATGTGCTTCCAATCCTCTGCCGGCAGTTTCTGCATCTTCCCGTCCACCGGCCATTCGACTTGTCGGCTGATGTCGTTGAGGCATGACCAGAACAGCCGATTTGCCGCGGTGCTGCGGGTCTCGGCGCGTACCTCGATCTGC